TTGGACTAGGAACAGCAGAATCAGTAATGGCGGGTACTCCAATGACAGTAAATGTTACTGGTGGAATGCAAGATCAATGTGGATTTAGACTTGATGGTAAATTATTGACAGCAGAAGATTATACAGATATACATTCTTTACACGATGCAAAGAAGTGGAAAGATAATCCAAGACTTACTCACGGAAGTTGGACAAAACCAGTATGGCCTTCTAATCGTTCACTACAAGGTTCAGTACCAACACCATATATTTTTGATGATAGACCAAGTTTTGAAGATGCAGCAGAAAAATTATATGAATGGTATCAGACACCAAAAGAAGATAGAGATAAGTTTGGTTTGGAAGGTAGAGAGTGGATGTTGAGAGAAGATACTTGTCTTTCAGCTAAGAGAATGAGTGAGAGATTCATAGAAGATATGGATACTGCATTTGAGAAATGGACACCAAGAAAACAATTTAAGTTATATGAGGCGTAAATGAGTGATTATAATGGTTTTAGTTTTGATTTAGAAGGTAATGGTAAGAAAATAACTAAAGATAGAGTAGATAAAGTTCTTGAATTTACAGATGGTTCTAATGAATGGAATATAATAGAGGAAGTATTAGAGGTTGAAGATGGTAATATTATTCTTATGGGGGATAATGAAGACCCGTGGAGATATAATTATGCCGATGAAGTGTTACATCTTATGATAACATTACAAGAAGAATTAGATTTTACTTTCAAGGGAGAGTTTGTGTGGATGTCAGACGATTATCAAAATAGTTATACAAATACATATACATTTGATGGAAGTGGAGATTATGACGAAGAATTTGAAGAGGAAGAGCATGAGTGGTACGAAGATGAGTAAACCAGTATGTTTAGTTACAGCACCAGTAGGTACAAGAAGTGGGTATGGGGCACATTCCAGAGATATAGTACATTCACTTATTGATTTAGATTTATATGATGTAAAGGTAATGCCAGTTAGATGGGGATCTACACCACAAAATGCTTTGGATGAAAATGATCCAGAAGATAGAAAAATACTGGAAAGGTATTTACCACAACCACATTTAGACAAGCAACCAGAACTTCATATTCATATTGTAGTTCCAAATGAATTTCAGACGTGGGGTAAATATAATATAGGTATCACCGCAGGGGCTGAATTTACCGCAGTAAGACCTGAATGGTTAGAAGGGTTAAATAGGATGGATTTAAATATAGTTCCATCTGAATTTACTAAAGAATGGATTGTTAAGACTAAATTTGATAAGAATAACGAAGAAACTAAAGAAAAGGTTGGAGAATTACTTTTAGAGAAACCTATAGAAGTATTGTTTGAGGGGTATAATGAGAATATTTATGGAAAAGTTACAACAGATGATTTTATAAACGAAGAATTATCAAAAATTAAAGAGAATTTTTGTTATTTTTTTACTGGACATTGGTTACAGGGAGGTTTAGGTAATGATAGAAAAGATGTTGGTGCATTAATTAAAATATTTTATGAGACTTTTGGTAGAAAGCCAAATAAACCAGCATTGATATTGAAAACTACAGGTGCTACTCCGTCAGTACTTGATAGGCACGAGGTATTAGGTAAAATTGAACAAATTAAAAAACAATTTCCAGGACAGAAGTTACCCCCAGTGTATTTATTACACGGAGATTTGACAGATGACCAAATGAATGCTTTATATAATCATCCAAAAGTAAAAGCTATGACTATGTTTACACACGGAGAAGGTTTTGGAAGACCTATTTTAGAATTTTCAACTACTGGAAAGCCTATGTTGGTTAGTAATTGGAGTGGTCATATAGATTTTCTTAAAAAGGACGCCGTTACTCTTCTGAAAGGAAGATTAACAGAAGTTCCAAAAGATGCATTTCCAGAGAATATATATCAAGATGGAGCTCAATGGTTTACTTGTGATTATGGTTTGATCAAAAAAGAGTTGGTTAATTGTTTTAAACAATACAAAAAATATAGTAAAAAATCTCAGAGACAGAAAATTTATGCTAGAAATTTTACTCGACAGAAAATGACAGAAAAATTAGGAATGATTCTTGATAAATATGTTCCAGAATTTCCGAAAGAGGTACAACTGAATTTACCTAAACTTAAAAAGGTTAGCGATTCTAATGTAGAGCCTACTAAAATAAAACTTCCAAAGCTGAAAAAGGTGTAATGTGGAAAAGAGAATAATTTGTCCAGTATGTAATGCTGAAAAAATGTGTATTGAGGAATCTCAAGGAGATTTTACATCATATATGTGTTTTAGATGTGGTTATATGTCAGATGCTAGGATGGAAGATGATTCAGAATTTATGGAAAAACATTTAAAAAATACACCACAGGTAGTTATAGATTTAAAACAATATGATATCGAAAGGTCAATTTATTGGTATCCATCTGTAGTAAATGTTCCAGAAAAAGGTGTAGTGTATCCGAAAGAAAATCCAGAATCTTTTCAAGATACTTATTGTTGGGAAGCGGCTAAATATATTAAATCAGAGAGAAAAGAATATGATTTTGAATTAGATATGGATAATTCTAGAGAATTTAATTATGTGTTATTTTATGAGGCATTACGATATATAGAAGTAATAATAGAAGGAAAGGGAAATGAAAGTAATCACGCAATGGCCTAAGGTAAAGGCGGGAGATATAATTTCATTTAGATATAAGAATGAACGAAGTGGTAGAGCTTTGACACATTCTATTTTAACATTGGCTAGAGATATAAAAGTACCAACTAAATCTGGTGCTAAACGATTTTTGATTGGATTAAAAATAGAAGAAAGTAACAGGCCATTGGTTCCCAAAGATGTTATAGAAAAATTTTTAATGGAAATCGGAGAAATTGAGTTAGTAGATGCTAAAAATAAGATTTATGGATTAAAATTAGAAACTAAAGGAGATATGGGGGAAGTACAATTAAGAAGGCTTTACAGAGATTTAAAACCTTTAAATAGATCTAATAATCTTTATAGAACTTATGATTATCTGAAAGCTAGAAAATCTCCAGTTTATAAAGAGCCTATAAAATTATCAAAAAGTTTAAAGGAAGCATTAGAAACCCGATTCGAATATGAAAATTAGTTATTGCATAACTGTTTGTAATGAAGAAGTAGAGTTACAAAAATTAGTTACATTTTTATTAAAACATAAAGAGTTACAAGACGAAATAGTAATCACCTATGATTCTAAAAACGGTAATAAAGGTGTAGAAGAATATTTAAGAAGTCATTCAGTAAATGGAGAATTTAGTTGGCATCCATTTGAGTTTGATGGTAACTTCTCAGACCTAAAAAATCATACTAAGAAAATGAGTAGTGGAGATTATATATTTCATTTAGATGCAGATGAAATCCCACACGAAACATTAATGGAACAACTACATACTATATTAGAAATGAATGATGTTGATTTGGTTTGGATACCAAGAGTAAATACAGTTGAAGGTCTCACCGAGGAGTGGACACAAAAATGGGGATGGAAAGTAACAGAAAAAGGTTGGGTGAATTTTCCCGATTATCAGGCCAGAATTTTTAGAAACAGTCCTGGTATAAGATGGGTAAAACCAGTTCATGAACACATTACAGGTTGTAAAACATACGCACATCTACCACCACACGAAGAATTATCTTTATATCACCCAAAGACAATTGACAAACAAGTAAAACAAAATGAGTTATATGAAGGGTTGATGAAATGAGAACATATTTTATAGCAGAAATAGGAATAAATCATAATGGTGATATGGATATTGCTAAAAGATTGATAGATATTGCGTCGGCGGCTGGGTGTGATTCAGTAAAATTCCAAAAGAGAAATCCCGATGTTTGTGTTCCCGAAGATGAGAAATCTAAAATAAGAGAAACGCCGTGGGGTAAAATGACTTATTTGGACTACAAATATAAGGTAGAGTTTGGAAAAGAAGAATACGATGAAATAGATGTATATTGTAAAGAAAGAAAAATTGATTGGTCTGCATCACCCTGGGATTTAGATAGTTTAGAATTTTTAATGCAGTATGATATCCCATATATCAAAATACCATCAGCGATGTTGACCAATGATGAATTATTAATAGCGGCGAGAGATACGGATAAAAAAGTAATTCTAAGTACTGGTATGAGTACTAGAGAAGAGATAGATCATGCTGTAGTTTTGTTAAAATCAAAGATTGTAGTAGAACCGTATTATGAAAAAGCTGGAAATTTTGTTTTATTACATTGTAATTCTACATATCCTGCACCAATAGATGAATTGAATTTAAGTGCAATCAAAACACTTAAAGAAAGATATAATTGTGAAGTGGGATATAGTGGACATGAATTTAGACTATCCACTTCAGTAGCGGCTACTTATTTAGGTGCTTCAGTTATTGAGAGACATATTACATTAGATAGGTCAATGTGGGGTTCTGATCAATTGTCGTCAGTAGAGCCACAGGGGTTATTTAAATTAATGAGTGGGATTAGAGAATTAGAACTAGCTCGGGGCGATGGAGAAATAAAGGTTACAGAATCAGAGAAAAAAGTACGAAAACATTTGAGGGGATAGGTGAGCCTTTTTGACCAAGATCGTGGTACTGTTGAAATGCAGGATTTTTATTCACATATAGCTCCCTTCAAATCTTATTCTACAGGGCAATTAAAAAGTTTATTTCCATTTACAAATAATTTAAATGAAAGTTCTGATATAGTATATAATTATTTGGATGAATTTGATAAATTTAAAGATAGTAAAATATTAATTGTTGGAGCTGGACCTACTACAAATGAAGTTAAATGGTATAATTTAGAATATGATTATATATTTTCTTTAAATCATTTTTATTTAAATTCCAATTTGAAGAACAGGAAAGTAGATATTGCAGTTATTGGTGGTGAGGTGGATTATCAAAGTGATGACTTTTTGAATTATGTAAATGAGTTTAATCCTATATTGATGTTTGAATTACATTCTAGATGGGAGAAAGAAAAAACATATTTAAGATTATTATATGAAAATTATCCTAAAATTAGTTGTTTTAATACTAGAATATATGGTAAATTAGGCGGTGTTCCTAGATTGTTAATGTTTGCATTAGAGATGAAACCTAAAGAAATTTATTTTGTTGGTATGGATGGATGCCCAGGAGTTTCTGTTAAGACTAAAACTTTAAATAAAAATAATATGGAACATTCTTTTGAAGATGGTAAGGTTAATTTACCACATCAAGTCAACGAATATAACGCTTATGATATTTATTATGGACAATATGAAGAATTATGGAATTATATTTTAAATGAATTAAATTATGATACTAGACTTTACAACTTGGGAGAAAATTCAGAATACAATTTTAGTTCTATTTGGAGTAAAGAACATTTCTCACTAACAGAAGAAATTAAAAGGAAGATTAGCTAATGTATGATGTAGATTTTTATATGAAATCACATCCAATTGTAAAAAAATTGGAAAATGGTGAAAATTTGCCTATGAAAGATGTTATGAATACTTTTGAAAGTTATAGATCAAAAGACCCCATAATATATAATATAGAAACTACTAATGCGTGTAATATGAGATGTAAGATGTGTCCTCGTACCAGTAGAATGACAAGAGATATTACATTTTTAGAAGAAGATTTTTATGAAGATATAGTAACTCAAATAAAACCACATAGTAAAGAACTTTGGTCTAAATGGGAAAAATTTGTAACTAAAACATATGGAATAAGACCAGATGATGCAGCTAGTGAAAATCATTTTTTCCTTTATGTAATTCCAAAGGTGATACAGTTACACGGATATGGTGACCCTCTTTTAGATAAAAATATAGGTAAAGTAGTTAAAGTATTATCAGAAAATGATTTTGAATCTTATTTTAGTTGTACCCCAGCAAATATAAATGTTGAACGGACAGAGGAAATGATGGGTTATGGATTAAATTATTTAAAATATTCATTTGAAAGCACAGATGATGTTAAATTTAAAGAGGTCAGAGGTGCAGCAGCTAATTTTACTGAAGCGTATAAAAAAACTTTGGAAGTTTTATCTATAAAAGAAGAAAGAGGATTTGATACTACAATTATAATTACTATGATTGATATTGGACATGATGATACACAACTAGAAGAATTCGAAAAATTAAAAGAAGTATTTAAAGATCATGATGTATACATATATTTAAAAAGTGAAGATCAACAATGGTATAGAAAAGATGTAACATTAAAGGACTATTTAGAACAAAGAAATAGAATGTTACCTGATCAGAGAGAGAATTTTTATGGTACAGAATCAGTTCACTGGTCAGAATTTTGTAAACATCCCTGGATGTCAATGAGTGTTAAGTCTGATGGCGAGGTTCATATGTGTATGGAAGACTATAACAATGAAATATTTCTTGGAGATTCTTACAAAAAGAGTTTATATGATATTTGGAATGGTGATCTATATGATAAATTTAGGAAAGATCATTTTGAGTTAAATCCCTGTATAAAATGTAATTCGGAATGTGATATGCCAAAAATAGGAAACTATTATTGATGCAAAGAGTAATTGTTACTGGTTCTACAGGACTTATCGGTAAAGAGGTAAGTAATTTTTTAGAACAAACAGGTTATAAAGTTATAAGATGTTCGAAAAGTTTAGGTTATGATTTAACAGACGAATCTGTAGCTAAAAAGTTTTTTAGTGAAAATCCAGCAGAGTGTTTAGTAAATTTATTTGCTTTGAATCAACATATAGAAGAATCTGATTATCCAAAAGGAAATGATATTTATGATATTTCCTTGGATTCAGTAAATGAATATTTAAATGTGAATGTAACAAGTTTGTTTTCAGTATGTAGAGAATTTGCTCGAGTAAATAAAACAGGTGTTATTGTTAATTTTTCATCTATATATGGCGTGGTTTCTCCAGACCCTTCAATGTATGGAAGTGATAATAAACATATTGGGTATCCAATTTCTAAGTGTGCAGTTCGTCAGTTATCTAAATATTTAGCAGTTAATTTAGCACCAAATATTAGAGTGAACTGTGTTATTCCTGGTGGAGTTAAAGATTCACAATCAGAAAGATTTACTAAAAAATATAATGATAGAGTTCCTATTGGGCGGATGATGAATGTTAGTGAACTAAATGGGATAGTTAAATTTTTATGTTCAAATGAGTCATCTTATTGTAATGGTGGAGAATTTTTAATAGATGGAGGCTATACTGCGTGGTAAATAAATCTTTAAAGGATATATGTTTTGTAATTCAAGCTAGGTTAAATTCAACAAGAGTTCCACGCAAAATGACAAAACCATTTTCAGATACTACATTGATGGGATTGGGGATACAAAAAGTATTGGATTCTAAAATCATTCCAAATGACAATTTTTATTGTTCAGTATATGAAAGAGA